AGTACCTGAAGGAGATACTGTTTGTGTTCTTCTTGTTCTTTGTATTTCTCTAGCCATTTATCGCCCTCCTGTAGCTAGTTCTACCCCAAGTTCATTAGCAGCTTTTTTAGCTCTATCTATAGGTCCTAGTTTAGGTTGTTTATAATAGTTATAATAGTTCCATCCATTAACAATCGTAGATCCTGCATTAATAATTGATCCTACTGTAGAATAATATGCTTGTGATTTTGTATTAAAGATAGCTCTGTCATAACTTGTTTGAACTTTAGCTGCATTTAATCTAATAGAAGATAAATCTTTAGATGTTATGTTTCTTATATCTCTTTGTATAGCATCAAAGCTAGGACTATCTCCTACTCCAGACGCACCTCTTACTGCTCTGTTATTAGCAAGAACTCTATTCATATCGTCTGTTCTTGAATTTTCTGCTTGTAATCCTTCTAAATATGCTACACGTTTTTCTTGTTCATATCTTTGAGTCATTTCTCTTGCAGCAGCTCTTTGCTGTTGCATTTGAACTAATGAACCTGTAGCAGAAATACCTGCACTAACTAAGAATAATGTTGCTGGATCTGCTCCCATTTTAATATACTACCTCTAATGCTACACCCAAAACTTTTAAAGGCAAGGGTGCTGTTTGTGTTATCTTTAATGTAGGCTCTCTATCATAACCTAAAAAGAAAAACTCTTTCTTTCCTGTTACTTTCGCTACTGGAGCTGCTACATCAAAAGCAACATCTCTAATAACTAAACTTTTAGCAGTATTATCTGCTGCTTGTAAAGCTACATTTAAAGAATCTGATAAATCTATCACTGCCCTAGATATACGCTTTATTTCACCTGTTAATGGACCTGTAGATACTTCTCTATCTATTGGCATAGTTTCTAGGCTAGGTTCATAATTAAAACCAACTATTACACCAGCACTATGTGCTACATCAAATGTAATAGTATCACTAGCTGATGTTGTAAATGATCCTAATGAAAATGTACCATCAACAGCATTAACAGTTTCTTCTGTTAAGTGAGCTGGACTGTTATGGACACGACCTGAAGTAATCGTAATTGCAGCATTATCAGCAGGTGAAGAATCTAGTGCCTGGTTTAATACAATCGTATAACCACTAGCTGTAGGTGTAACTGTTTGTATTTCATAACTTCCAGATACTGCGTCTATAGTAATAACATCTCCTATATTCGGTGCAGATGTATAACCATCTACATTTAAACTTGTTCCTGTTTGACTACCTCCATTGACTAATGGAGTACCTTGTTGATTAACTGTCGTTGTTCCTGAACAATCTAGTGTTAAATCATCCTGTTCAGCAAACTTTTCTAATGTATAAACTGTAGATCCTTCTAGATCTCTTTTAACAACACAAAATAAATTTTCATTAACTGCTGTAATACTAGTAAACTCATCTCCATTCTTTGTACTCCATAATGTCCAACCAGCTATCTTTTCTGCACGTACACTATGAAACAATGCTAGTGTTCCGTCATTATTAGTAAAAAAAGCAAACTGTTCTGGTCTAGTTGTAGTACCAGTTATCATAGCCATATCGACTGGACCATTAACTAAATGAGATGCCAGGATAGATATAGAGGTAGAAGCATAAGCATTTTCTACATCACTAAATAAATACTCTCTAATCGACTTACCATTCTTCTGTGCATACAAGGTTGCACCATCAAAAATAATAGGCTTTGCTCTACTACAACCATAGGGCGTTTGTCTAAGAAATGTAATGTTAGCTGGTGTAACAGCAGAAGTATCTGTAGATGTAGGAACAAAATATTCACCACCATCTGTTAATACCTGTAAGTTTCTTGAAGATACTAAATGTCTAATCTCGTTTACTCTATCACCAGATACAAATACATTAATAGCTTCATCTGCAAGTCCAGTGCCTACATCAAAATTAAAATATCCACCTACCTGTGATCCTATGACAGCAGCAGGAGCATCTCTAACTCCAGCAAAATACAATCTGTTATCATGGAATGTAACTGCTTGAGGATAACCTCTCACTGTCGATATTAGTTCTTCTTCCCAGTTTGCATGAGGTCCAGCACCAGATATCCCAGCTTCAATAATAGTTCCTACCAATACTGTTGTAGAAGTAAAACCTGTAATCTTAATTTGTTTACCATCTACTTTTAAATAATGTCCTACATAATCTGTTGTCCATATTGCTGAAGATGCTGTAATCGTTCTACCTGTACCAGTAGCATCAGTAGATAATGTAACTGTTACTCCTGCATCAGCATATTTATAAAAGGGAGCATGAGTTTTATATGCACCAGATACTACTACATCTTCATCTAATTCAAACGCAAATTCTGTAACTGTAAATGTTGTAGCACTTGTTCTTTTTACTTGTAGTGTAGGATTATCTCTATGTGTCATAAACACCGTATCTCCAAACTGTGCAAAGTTTAATTCAAATAATTGAGCTGTAGTCCAGTTTACATTAGAAGTAATGTTAGTTTGTATAGCTACACCATCAGAATCATAAACATCTAATCTTCCATTAGATAAAACAAATACTGCTAATTCATCATTAGAAAAGATAAAGGGAATAACTCTAGATTTTCCTGGCAACGTAGCTTTGTACGTAGTTCCAGGTCTACGCATAATACCACCTTCATCTAGTAAGTACCAATTACGTAAAGTCTTTGCTCCACTAAAGTAAGCATTAGCATCTGTTCTTGTAACTAATAAAGGATTAAGTTCACCACTTGAAAAGTTGGTATAAACAGTTCTTAATGTACTAGCCATTAGTACCCCCTAGTGGTTAATCTGTTTGTTATAAATCTCTTTGTACTTAATTTTTTGTTTGTTACTTCTTGGCTATCAGTATTCTTAGCAATTAAAATTTGTCTTTCTGCTTCATCACTAAACTGTTTAATCATAGCTGCATCTTTAGCTACTGATCCAGCAAATCTAGAAGCTAACTTTAATTCTAATGCATCTTTAAAATACGCAGGAAACTCTGATTCATCCTGTCTAAATATATAATCAGCAATTAAAGCTGACTGTGAATCATATCCATTAACAAATACTTTATCTCCATACCTAGCATATTCAATAGGTATATCAGCGACTGTAATAGTATTTAATTGTAATAAATCTGGTGAAGTAGGTAGCTGATAAGCATATTCATATCTACCTGTAGGTGTTGCAGTTAATAAAGATAGTTGTTGTTGTTCTGTTGCAAATCTCCATCTGTGTCTACATAACATAGATTGTGTAAGATTTTCATAAAGATTAGAAGCTACTAATGCTTCTGTTGAACCATCATCAAAAGATGAAATAGGTTGTGCACCTATCATAATTAAGGCTCTTGCACAAATGTCTACTTTGGTATCTGCCATGATTTAAAGGGGGGAATAAATCCCCCCATTATTGTTATGCAAGTATAACAGTTGTTACTGTAGATGATGTTGCTGCAGATACAATTAAGATATCTACAACAGCGTTTGAACCACCACTATTAACAATGATTATATCACCAGCGTTCAGATCGCCTGTCGCTGATAAAAAATAATCTGCATCATCAATAGAAGTAATTGCATCCCCATCTGCATAATACCATAGTGAGTTAGAATCTCCCATTTGAGAGATCTTTTTTAGTGGGTTAGATGTTTCGTATGCCATTCTCTATCTCCTTATTCCGCACACTTCTGGATTCTTACACCATCACCATCAATTAGGACTGCTCCCATTGACATATATGAAGTTGTAAGGTGTGCTACTTTCTCAGGAATGTAGTTTACTTCAGTTCTTACGTCTGAACCTACACCTAAACCTAAAGAAGATTTATGGAAAGCAATAGTGTTTCTGTCGCTAGAAGCGATAGATAAACCACTGAAGCCCATCCACATGAAAGACAACCATCTCTTAGCTGTCATACCACCTTTGTAAGGTAGATCTGCTTCACCGATATATTCAGCTCTTGAGAACTGATCGATATCTAAAAGGTCAGACCACTGTTTTGGACCGACTACCCAGTATCTTTGTCCATCATCTGGCACATCATTGTTGCCAAAGATTTCAAAAACATTCTGAGCTTTGTCTAAGTTCATACCAGTAGTTGAACCAGCAGAGTTGTTAGCTAGTGCAGTTGCACCTGCATCAAAAGTATCAGTGATGATTGAGTCAGTCTTACGACCTAAAGCATATGCAGCGTTTTGTGCTACAATGTTTCTCTCATCAATGTTTACTTTTAGTTCGTCTAGTTTGTCTACGTAATCAGCAGCATAAAAGTCTGATAGTGTTGCAGTCACATTGGAGTGAACGGAGTTCATAGCGACAACCTCAGCGTGTCTTGCTTTAGTTGAAGCAGAACCCTTCGCTACTTTTTGGAACTGAACAGTATTACCTTTTACACCATTGACATTACGTACCATGGATTTCAATTTTGAACCCATACGTTGATAAGCCATGTGAACTTCAGCTTCAAACTGTTTCACAAATGCTTGATCTATTGTTGCTGTCATTGTGTTTTCCTTTTCATTTATTGTTTATTTCCAAGTTGTCGTCATAAACTTTCACTAAGTTATCCATTACTGGGCAAAGTCCAGTTTAAATCGGCTTGTTGATTCAGATATATTATATTTTTGTCAGCTTTACAAGACAAGATGCAGGAAAACTATTGACATCTGCATAAGTATATGAACCATCATCTTCCTTAATATAACTAGCAAATGTCTTAATTACCCTTTTATTTCTTGTATGTATATATGCTTCAGAGGTAACTAAAGCTGGAGATAAAGATTCCATATCTTTTTCACTATGCCAACCACTATCTCCAGTGGGATCTTCCCATATAATTTTATATTTCTTATAAGGAAACTTAACCATATTTCTTCTGATATAGGTTAGTTACCTTTGCAATATATGCTGGATCTTTCATACCTTCTTTCCAATATCTTGGATCTTTCATCATAGATTGTAGATCTCTTTCATCTAGTTCTACATCTACAACAGTATTGGTATTAGGTAATGGCTTACTTTTAGATAAGCTCATTATTTCTTCTAGAGCTTTAACACCTTCAGCAGTAGAAGCAAGATTGGCAATAACATCATAGGAGTCAGTAGATAAATACTTCTTACTCCACAGATCAGCAGCTTCAATGCGTTCTTTTGCGTTATCTCCCAGTTTTGCCATTTCTTCTTGAAGATTCGGTAGACCAGCAATTTCGTTATTAACAAAAGCCGCCACTCCCTGATCGAATACTTCCTGTGATAATCCATTATCTCGACAAATTTGTTGCCAAGACTTAACAAGTTCTTGTTCTGGATCAACTGTGATTTCAACATCTTCTGGTACTTCTGGTAGCCTTACTTCATAAGATTCAGGAACGCTAGATTTTCTCTGGTTCTCATAATCTTCTTGTACTTGTTTGACAAGATCTTCAGTTCGCATACCAAGTTTTTGTTCCAGAGCTTTGTATGATGCACCCAGTTCTTCAACTTTAATTTCATTTCTTTCTGTATCCCAAAATTTTTCTGGAATATATTCTGGTATCTGAACTTCTGAAGTGTTTTCTTGAGATACCTCTTGTGTCGTTTCTTGTACTTGTTCTTCTGACATTAGACCTCCTTATCAGATTCTATTCTTTTCTTGATGATAAAATATAAATATCTCATTCCTTCAAGATGTCTTAGATGTTCGTTGCTAACATCTCTACCAGCAACGGAATCTACTGTAATGGATCTTAAATAATCCAAAACCTTTTCTCCTATGACAGTACTAAATACTGCTGCCATATCCGAATTAAGTTCTCTTTCTTTTTCTTCTGTACGATAAAATCCATCAATAGATAGATGGCTTCCTTTAGGCTTGTTCTGGAGCTGCTCCCAACTCATTCATTCCTCCTTGTTGTTGTTGCATTACCTGTTGCATTTGCTGAACTACTTGTTGTTGTTCTGCTGCATCTCTAATTAGTTTCTCAGGTAAATTCATTTTCTCTGCTAGGTATCTAGCTACTTCTTCTTGTTTCACAATAAGGTTTAATACTTGTGGTCCAAATGTTTGACCTAGTGTTGCATTAAATCTATTGACATCAGCAATATCTTGTTCGTTCTGCGCCCTTGATAATGGTGATTCTGGAATAATTTTGATTTCTTTATTGTTCAATGAAGGTAGTTCTATTCTACCTTGCTTCTTTAAAATGTAAATAACACGTCTAATTAATGGCATAATAAACTCAGACTGTAATCTTCCAAAGGATGATCCAATCTGTCTAGATAGATCTGCCATTCTTTCAGCTACTTCTGTTGCTGACATAGGTGTACCTTTCGTTGGTCCAAGTGTTTCCATGTATAGAGCTTTACGAATATTGGCTCTCATATCGTCTAATACTAACTGAGCCACATCAAATCTACCTGCTGCACTAATAGGTTGTAATCCTCTAGATCCTGGAGCTACAGGAATAATTGTGCCAGGCACTAATTGAATATTATCTGGATTAATAACTCCATCATCTTCTAACTGATAGATACCAGAAATATTCATCTGTGCGTTTTCTAATATTAATTCAATGGTTAAGTTTGTTGTCTTAATAGCTGACATAGCATTAAACACTGGTCCACGACCATAAACTTCACCACTCGCTTTGTTCCATCTAAATGTAATAAAGGGATTAGAACCTTGTCCTTCAAACTGATCTTCAAATATTATTTGTTCATGATCTTTGACACAAACAACATAATCATAAACTTCTTTATTTGGATCTTTATAGTTTCTCATTGTACCTTCAATAACAGTACACTTAGCATCTGGCTCATTGAGAATCTTATCTTCTAATGTATCTAAATTAGCTTCTGGATATAAAACTTTAATATCACCTAATCTGATTTGACGTTTTCTATAGACACAGTCAATTCTATTATCTGGTCCAGAGTTTAAATATACATGGGGTAATGGAATAGAATTAAATATAATAGGGTTAGTTGAGTTACCTTCATTTACTAACATCACACCAGTACCAATAGCTAGATCCATAAATGATTCATGTACTTCTTGATTAAAGTTTGAAGCATGAAGTATCTCAAATATATAATTAGTTATTTCATCTAACTGTTCATCTACTTGGGGAGCTAGTTGAGGTGGTATCTCAATACCTGCTTTTAAATTAATCCATCTACCGAAAGTAGGAGTAATACCTGCTTGTAGTCTTGATGCAAATTCTTGAATACCTACAACAGCAGTTTCATCAAAGATTCTATCTGTTCTTTTTTCTCCAGGTGATTCATCATAAAAGGCTTCTCTGCCTGGCATTGTATATTCATAGGCTTCTTCAAACTTAGGAATCCAATGTGTCTTTAACTGTTCTGCATGACTAAATCTTTTTAGAAATGTTTTGGAGTTCATGACTCCTGTATGAGGAGCTGATCTATAGTTAAAACTATACATTAAGCCATTCCACCACTAATTGTTCTGCCTCTAATTTGGAATAAAGATCTTCCTTTTGTTGCTGAACTAACTAATGATCCTGCTAATTTTCTTTTTCTTTCTGCTTCTGCTTCTGATTCTGCAAATTCTGTTGTTGTTTCAGGAGCTGTTGTTGCAGTAGTTCCAGAATCTTTACCATCTCCATAAGAAAAAAATCCAGAACTAGATACACCTTTCATAATTGCACCTATTGGACTTAATGATCCAGATATAGCTGCATTAACAACTGTAGGTATTAATCCTTTAACTGGTTCTGGTTGATAACCTTTTTTTAAATAAGGAACTGACGGTGCTGTTCCACCAACCAAACCTCTTTTAATATCTCCACCTAATTCAGATAATGTAGGTGTACTTGCAACAATTCTTGTTGGATCTAATACTGTAGGAGCTGGTTGAACACCTCTACCATAATTTAATGCTTTTTGAATTTCTGCTTCTCTTGCTTTAGAAGGTTCATCTAATTGTTCTAATCTTCCCATAGTTTCTAAAGAAGTAGCTATTCTTGTTGTAGCTCTTTCTGCTTCACTCATAGGTTTTGTTTGATCGACAGTTTTTGGTTGAGATGATTTAATAATATTTGAAACTTCTTTACTTCCAGAAAATAATCCACCAGTACTAGTAACACCAGCTACTGTTTTTCCGTCTTTTAAAACAGTACTTTTATCTGCACTAAGTGTATATCCAGCTTTCTTTAAATCTTTTTCTTGATTAGCAAATGCACCTGTTGTTGTTCTTGTACTTGCTAAAATAGCTTTTTGTCTTTCAACAGCAGCTGTTCTACCTTCAGGTGTTTTAAAAG